AAAGCAGTGAAAGTTATGCGTGAAAGATTTAATTTTACTGGGGGTGTGGATGATATGGGGTATTCGGAATTGCAGTACTTCATGGACTACATCGATTACCTAAAAGATATATACGAATAAATAGGGGCGCATTTAGCGCCCTTACTTTTTTATACCATTAAGTCTTGAGCTACGCTCTGCCCACATTTTTACTATTACTAAATGTTTTATGGCTTCTCTAGTTTCGGTAGTGTGATACAGATTATCAGTTATGTATTTGTCCAACGCTTCTACACGTTCTTGTATTCCCTCTTTGAAATGATCATGCCTCCTAGATACAAAGTCTTTAGCTTCTTTTTCTAGGCTCATATCTTTCCTTTACTTTATCTAAATATTGTATAGCTTTTTTTAAACCTTCTGTATCATCTCCTAACATACCTATACCTGAGTTACATGATTTACATAGCCATCCCCTAAAATTATATGTATAATGATCATGATCTAGCTGAAGTTTTTCAGGCTCTGTTATTTTACCACAACAGTCGCAAGGTATAGACTCTTTAGGTTTTGGAGGTGCACCATTTTTAGCTATAGTTTTACCTTCGGTATATTCTTTTTTACAAGTCTTGCACCATACAGAATTACCTGCTCCTTGCGTTTGATTTTCACCTTTCTTTTTTCTAAACTGTTTTAAGGACCAACCACTAAAACAATACTCAGGTAAGTAGGAATTGCATTTTCGGCAATGAAATGTTTCCTCACCTTCTTTTATTTTAATTTTAGTTTCTTCGGTGCAAAACAAATTTAATTGCATTAAACTTCCTGTGGTATTTCTGTGCAGTAAGCGAAAACATTTGAGTTAGGAGAGGGTCTAGTGTTCATAAGATCATTGCGAATAACTGAAGCACTTCGTTTACAATCTTCTATAGTAGAATAAACTGTATTGACTGCTTGTACTTGTACATAACCACTCCCGATAGAAAGTATGAACACTAAGACATACATTATTCGGACTCTACAGTAACAGGATCGTCAGTAACTATATCTGTAATAACGTCTACAGTTTTATCATAAACAACAACGCCTGTTTCCCAAGATGCTTTAGCTACAGGTTTAGCTACATTATGATAGCCTCCATATAAAGTTAAAGCATAAACTACAGGCACTAATAAATTAAATAACAACATAATTAACTCCTTTTTATTATTGTTGTAAATGTATCACAGTATTTAAACTATGTCTACCACTTCACACACATCACCAGTACAAGCCATAGTTTGCATAGCAACTGTGTTATCTTCTTGTTCATATTCACTTAACTTAGACCAATCAATGCTTTTTGGCATCTTAGATAGTAACTCTTTGTACTCTTCTTTGGTACAATCCTGGTAAGGCGCTTGTTGATAAGTGTGATCTGAGTGAGGTAGAAAAGACACACCTGACATTTCATCAAAGTGTTTATAAACAAATGCACCTACCTCCATCCATTCATCTGAACGAACAGTCACTGTTACAGAAGGTTTATGTTCACACCAATGTCTTTGATAGGTTAGCCACATCTCCAGTTGTTCAATGGCTGTCATATCGTTTCGAGTTACAGCTTTATTTGGTGACTTCTGTGGGAAACTAAAAACAGTAGTTGTCTCTGGCTTCATAACACAGGGTTCATTAGGTATACCTTGATCTTTCATCATCTGCGTTAAAGGATCTTTGTTGTCACCTCTAACTGTCCTAATATAGTAAGGTGAATGACGTGCGTGTATACCTGATGCAGAGTCAACTAGTTGTGATACTGTTCCACTTGGCTTGACGCAGGTAATCGCTGCACTTGATGCAATGCCAAGGCGGTCAGCCCAATTATTATTAGTACGAACAGCAACTTCTCGTAAATGTTCAAGGGTCTTCTCCAATCCTTTGTTTGCTGATGTCATAAGAGGGTTGTCCATTATTCCTGTGAGTGACACACCCAACAGACGCTCCTCTTCTGTGTTGGTTGTCCACACCTTACGCAAGTATGGAAACTTGGTGTATGTGGATTGAATTGTACCAAGAATAGTAGCGAGTTCCACTTTTCTTTCAAGGTCATCCACAGTATCTGTAGCCCTAACCACCACTTCAGTAAGATTACAAAACTGATTTGGTCGTAGTATAATTTCACTACATGGGTTAGTTCCAAACTCATGGTTAGGATCACGTCTTCCATATTTCGCAGCTTGTTTCTTGGACGCTTCACGATTAAATATACCCCTCTCCCCTGACTTACTTTCTACTAAGGCTAACCACTCACGCATAAATGTCTCAGCATCTGGCTTCTCTGTATAACAGACTGAGTTATTAGCTAAGGCTCTGTGTGCAGCTTCGTTCCACCACTGCCCTGACTTAGCGTGACGCATCCTATCATCACTAAGGTTAGATAAACTAATCATAGCACTACGTCTAACACCACCTACAACAACTATCTGACCAATGAAACACATTAGGTCATGGCATTCTAAACTAGAAAGCTTGCGTCCTTGAGCATCCCTGAATGTCTTAACTGTAAAGTTAAACAATTCAACCAAAGGTGCAGGTCCACTAGCTCTACCACCAAATGTTTTTAGCCTTGCACCTGCAGGGCGTACTCTGCTAACATCCCACTGAGGAATCTCACCTGCCCACAGAAGTGCCAACAATTGCCTGAATGCCTTAGACCACCCCTCCTTGCTGTCCTTTACCACAATGGTAGTATCACTCTCGAAGAGTTCAGGCACTTCGGGAAGCTTGTTAATGAATTGCCTCTCAACGCTGAAGCCGACACCAGTACCGCAGAGGAGGATTTGCATAGCTTCATCGAAGGCTTTCGGGTCATCTACGGCTAGATTACTACAGTTGTACATGGCAGTATTGTCACGCTCTGCAGCAGGTCCTGCAGTCATCATGGCTCTCATGCTTGGCATAACTTCACATGACAATATAGCTTGCTCTATTTCTAAAGCTGTTTTTTCATCTATCTTAGGCTTAACAATGTTGTTGATAAAACGTTCAACAGTTTCAGGCCAAGACTCTCTACCCTTACCGTCATCATATTTAGCGTATCGTGATTTGTGTATAAAACTTTGGTAGTCGGTTGGTAAGTAGTTATTCATGTTTCTTCACCTCTATCTTTCTAATTACTGCACCATCAATATCATAAATAATATCTTGGAATAACTCAGTAACTGCCTCCTCGTGCATCTCTGCTACTATCGGTAGTATCCGTTCTTCCTCGTCTATTTCTATTGTTAGTTTAATGTTGAACTTCATCTCTTATCGCCACTGCCCTTAATGGTTCCTCTCTCCATACGACTGTGAAGTTTGTCTAAGTTGCACCTGGCTATGTATCCCATGTCAAAGTTTAAGTCACGACATAAAGCTGCAATGTACCACAGGCAGTCACCTACCTCTGCAGCTACATCTTCCCTTTTAAAATTTCCATCCCTTAACATCTTCTTTACTTTGTTGGCTACTTCACCTGCCTCACCTGCGAGTCCTAGCGCAGGGTAAACTATCTTGTGTTCATCAGGATATATAGCAGTCTTACGTGCCTCTATCTGATAATCACCGAATGTCATTTCATACATATCTTTCCAAGCATTTATGTCATCTGCTGTTATCATTTGTGCATCTCCATCCAACGTCTTTCTAGTCTGTCAAGATACCACTTTGCTTTTCTTATATCTTCTAATCCATTCTTGTATTCATGCCGCCACAAATACTTTAACACATTAGCAGCGTGTGGCGCTGTAGCTCCTGACATATTCTCTGTCATTGCTTCTATAGCTTCAATGCACTCTATACCACTGTGATTGTAGTGTACTGGATTATTTATTTGATCGTGATTTAAAGTTGTATCACCAGTTAGTGTAATTTTTAGATCAGCATCTGTTAACATTATGCGCTTCCCTTTGTCTTTGTCCATTTATTAAGTGTATACACATTACCCTCTCTTGTTACAACAGGTTTATCTTCTTCCTCTTCTTCCAGAGTTACGAGATAATCTCTATGTTCTTTAACTAATTTATAAATATCTGGATGCTCATTTGCTATATCTAAAAATGCTGACATCATAGTTTCTACATCTACTATACCGTTGATGATAGGGTCAGGTAAGTTGTGTTCAGGTGATATTGCTATCGACACATTTGTTTCACCTTCCCAACTACCATCATCCTTGTAATCTACTGGGCTTATAACTATTGCTATTTCATCATTGTCTAAGTCGTGACCCATTAGTCTTTCCTTTTTGTTTTTAATTCTATCTTCTTAACTGTAATCTCTTTACCTTTTTCTTTCAGCCAATCTTCAGGTATCACACGATGCGCCCACTGAAACTTGTGCTGCTCACACCAATGACAATACCTAGACTTAGCACCCTTGTATAGCTTGGCGTTTGCGTTACTGAATACAAACCTTATGTCTAACTCAGGGTGCTGTCTTTGTATCTCACGATGTTTACGTCTGTCAGCACTATCAAAGATACCTTTAGTCTCAATAATAATACCGTTGTCTAACACAAAGTCTGGTGTGTAGGTGCGGTAGCGTAAGTCTTCCCATTCTATTTTTAGTACTTCGTATCTGACTTTCTTCTGTGTCTTACGCAAGTACGCAGCAACCTCTTTCTCTAGGCCACTGCGATACCGACCTCTAATTTGCTACCGCATACTCATGACTCAACAGTACGTAGTCTACCATTGGTGGTGTCTTTGCTTTAGACATTACAGCAGTACGAGTTTGTAGATTAGGC